AAATGATTTATTAAATGAAACAGCTAATACTGTTCCATCTCAAGAACAATTAGATTGGAACACGATGAATTTTAAATCTGAAATGGCGGATGCGTTCGGAATGGGTACAAAACCTACTGGTCCGTTAACAACAACAGGTATTAATGGGGAACCAATTAATATGAATAATGAATCAGTAGCATCTACAATGAATGCCATGACAAAAGATTATTCTGCATTAATGAAAGCTATAGATAAAAAACGTGGTAAATAATGTCTAGACCAGTATATAAATACCAACCACGTAATGAATCACCAGATGTAGCTATTGGTATTATGCTACCATTTAATGATTCTAGTAAATCAAAATCTGTTACTTCAAATTATGCATCTGGAAGTGAGGCAGGTGGTATAGTATTTGCCCAATCATATACTACACAAGATCAAGCTGTTTCAAATTTAAAAAATTTGTTGTTAACACGTAAAGGTGAACGATACATGCAACCTAATTTTGGTACTAATATTTATGATACTCTTTTTCAAAATAATGTTGCTGATTTGCGATTAACTCTTAAAGATAGTTTAATAGAAGATATTGAATATTGGTTACCATATATCAATGTAAATGATGTTGTTATATCCAGTAGTACTGATATGCATACATTATCAATTATGTTAAATTTTACAATAACCAATATTGGTTCAGAAATGGTAATTAATATATTAGCATCAGAGAATAATTTTACTGTATCAGATGCAACTCCATCAATGGAATTACAACAAATTAGTAGAGTATATTAAAGAAAGGTTAACTCATGAACGATTTAATTAAAAAGGATGTAAAATATTTAAATAAAGATTTTGCTCAGTTCAGACAAAATTTAATAAACTTTGCAAAAAATTATTTTCCAGATACATATCAAGATTTTAACGAATCTTCTCCTGGTATGATGTTTATAGAAATGGCGTCGTACGTTGGTGATGTATTATCATACTATACAGATACATCTTTTCGTGAATCATTATTAAATTCAGCACAAGAAGATTCTAATGTATTAGCCTTATCTCATCTTTTTGGATATAAACCAAAATTAAATTCGCCGGCAACATCTAATTTAGATGTATTTCAATTAGTGATTGCATCTGGTTCTGGAGAAAATGCGGCACCTGATATGTCATATGCGTTATCAATTGACTCAAATATGGAATTAGAAAGTGAAGAAGGAGTAAAATTTAGAACAGTCCAGCCAATTGATTTTAACGATGATCCGGAAATTTCTGTTTATGAAATTGATGGAGATAAAAATGTTGCTCGGTATCTTTTAAAAAAACAAGTTAGTGTTGAATCTGGAGAAATAAAACAACTAGAATTTTCATTTGATTCTCCTAAACCATATGACCGAATAACATTACCAGATACAAATGTAATTGATATTGTAAGTATAATAGATTCTGCAGGTAATAATTGGTATAATGTTGATTATTTAGCACAAGATACTATTTTTGAAGATATTGCGAATATACCATTTAATGATCCAACTTTATCTAAATTTAGATCTACTGTACCTTATATCTTAAAACTGCGTAAAACACCTAGAAGATTTACTACTCGGTTACGTGATGATAATCGTTTAGAAATACAATTTGGGTCTGGTATTTCTTCTGATTTAGATGAAGAAATTATTCCTAATCCAAAAAATGTTGGAATGGGATTAGAATACCTTAAGAGAACAACAACTGATTCAATTGATCCTACTAATTTTTTATATACTAGTACATACGGTATAGCTCCTTCAAATACTACATTAACAGTGCGTTATACTATAGGAGGAGCTGTAACAGATAATGTAGGAGTTAATTCAATAACAAAGATAAATTCTATATCATATTTGAATGAAACAAATATAGTAGATTTATCAGATTCAAAACAATCAGTTGCTGTTACAAATTCAGAGCCGGCAACTGGTGGGAAATCTAAAGATAATATTGAAAGTATTCGTCAAAATGCCATGGCAGCATTTGCGGCTCAGAATAGAGCAATTACTAGAGAAGATTATATTGCAAGAGTGTATGCTATGCCATCACGATATGGATCAGTTGCTAAAGCCTATATTGTAGGAGATACTCAAATTAACGTATCTGATCAAACATATCCATCTGATATAATTGATAATCCATATGCGTTAAATTTATATTTATTAGCATATAATACTTCTGGACAATTTGTTGAATCAAATCAAGCTCTTAAAGAGAATATAAGAACTTATATATCACAATATCGTATGTTAACAGATGCTATAAATTGTAAAACAGCGTTTATAGTTAATTTGGCTGTTGATTTTGAAATTATTACGCGACCTAATTTTAACAGTAATGAAGTAATACTTGCATGTATTGCAAAATTAAAAACATTATTATCAAATGAAAGAATGCAAATAAATGGACCGATTGATATTTCTAGTTTGGTTTCATCGCTTGATAAAGTTAATGGTGTACAAAGCGTTGTAGATTTTGATTTTACAAATAAAGTAGGCGGTGTATATTCTTCAAATATTTATGATGTAAAATCGGCTATTAAAAATAATATTTTATATCCTTCTTTAGATCCTTGTATATTTGAAATAAAATATCCAAATGATGATATAAAAGGAAGGGTAATTAAACCTTAAGGAGATTAAATGTATAGAATATTTTATGCAGAAAAGGACGCAACTTTATACGAACGATATCCAGAACAAAATTCTGGTATTGACCAAATTTTAGAATTAACAAAAAATGCATCTGGTTCTAAAATTGAAGGTAAGATTCGTAACAAGACATATAATTCTAGAATATTAATCGATTTTGGTTCGGAAATTACTAGTTTAACCACAGCTGTTACTAATGGAAAAATTCCACCAATTGGTACCGGTGAGTCATCCGCTTCTGTGTATTTATCTTTAAAATCATCAGATGCTTCTGATTTATTACAAACATATAATTTGCAAGCATTCCCAATATCACAATCATGGGAAAATGGAAATGGTTATAAAAATGATACTCCTAAAACAACAAATGGAGCATCATGGTATTATCGAAATTCAAAAGATCAAGCAACATATTGGGAAACAGGATCTGTTCAATATAATTGGCAACCATCAGCCACTGAAAAGGAATTAGGTGGCGGTACATGGATCACCGGTTCATTATATCAAGCATCACAATCATTTGAAAACCAGATACCTGATATACGTATGGATGTAACTGATATAGTAAATAAATGGGTTGATGGTAATATTTCTAATCATGGATTTATAATTAAACGTACACAAGAAGATGAATTATCTGGAGATGTATTAGGATCAATCAAATTTTTTGGTAGAGAATCTCATACTATATTTGTACCTAGATTAGAAGTAATATGGGATAATACATTATTTGCAAATACATCTTCTGCTCAAATTATATCTGACTCATATGTTCCGTATTTTAAAAATATAAAATCAGAATATAAAACGTTAGAAATAGCAAAATTTAGAATAGGAGTACGTCCAGAATTTCCATCAAAAACATATGTAACATCTTCATATTATTTGACCGGAGAACGATTACCTACATCATCGTTTTATAGAATTTTAGATACTGAGACTAAAGAAACTATTATTTCATATGATACGTTAGGAACTAAAATTGATTGTGATTCAAATGGTAGCTTTTTTAAACTAAGAATGGATTCATTTATGCCAGAACGATATTATGAAATAGAATTAAAAATTGAAAGAGATGGTGGTGATGATATACAAGTATTTGATAATTTTTATTTTAAGGTTGTTAACTAATGATAGACCGATCGAAATATAGAGAATATAAATTAGTACAGACACGTATACAAGGTAAGTTAGATTCAGAGTTTGAATTTTTTGATATCACGGCAGCAGTAGTTGATATAAGTACGGATGAATTTATATCAGATGTAAAATTATCTGGCGATTTTCATGATGCATTAATTAATAATGAAATTCAGATTGCTTTAAAGTCTGGTAATATAGAACCTATACTAATTCCTGATTATAAAACGTTAGAAGTAATGTTGGTAGAGCGAGGGTTAACGTATAATGCAATTCGAGTTCAGACAAATATAGATGAATTTATATATGATAATTTAAATGAATTAGCAACTCGTATATCAGAATATAATAATGTTATTAGATTTGAAAGTGGTTATAGGCCGGCCTTTCCATTCTTTAGAGATCCAGGAGATTATATTGATGGTAATGATTATGATGAGCAGGTATATCAGAAACAAACATATTTAGAAAAACTTCGTGCACAATATGAAGGCGAAATGATTGTATTAAATGATTTTAATGCTGATATTATAGTAGAATCTGTAAGAATGATGATTTACGGTGAATGGAGATCTATTGCATTTGCAACTAGTCAGAACGGGCGACCTTTTCCAGAGTCAACCACATTAGAATATTATAATCATATTAATGGTTTAGGATTAGATTATGATGCCGCGGTAGATTGGTATGATGATAATTCGGTATTAAATGTAATGATTGACGAAGGAGTGATTACTAATTTACGCGATGATGGTCAAAGTTCACCAGTTTCCCCTTCTTT